TTGGATTATTGTTAGATTCACCAGACGATGGTTGTGGGTTTGTGTTGGGCTGTGGTTGAGCCTTAGGTTTAGGAACATAAGTTGATTCTTTTGTACCGATACCTTTGGCACGCTCAGCGTCTTTCTCCTGAGCCTTGCCTGGCTCTGGTCGTCCTTTGGCTGTGGGGCTACGTTCACCGCACTTGTTTGGACCACCATCCATCTCAGGCAGCATGCCCATTGGCAAGCATACCTCTTTGTAGAATCGTTCTACTAGTTCTTTTGCTCGTTCATAACCTTGCGGGAATGCAAGCAAACGATACTCGTCAACGATGTCAATGATTGCTGGGATTAGTTCGGGGAATGCAAACTCATCTCTGAATGCTTGTCTAATCTCAACAGGAAGATAACGACGACCACGAATGCAGACGTAATTACCATTGATATCTTCTGATGCACCTAGCCAACGAGCCACTGTGGCTGTTAGATATGGAGCAATAGATGGGTATCTACCAGTCAATAGAGTTTCGATACGTTGATCCTCCAAGATGTTAAACGCTTGGAAGTATTGATTATCGACAACCCATTTGACTAGGTCTGTGCCTTTGCGAGGCGTATACAGGTGATGGGCTAGCTCGTGATAATTGAGGCCGTTAACCTGTGTCAATGTTTCTAAGTCCATGTCCTCAATCTCATTGAGGTTAATGTAAATAGATGCACCATCAGACCACGCAGGTGCGGGGCCATCTGGTACAACATTGACTATGACTGGGTCACCAGTTAGAACGCGGTCCGCCTGTTCGTACACGCGGCATAGTGCGTTAAGACGAACAGCTCTTTCCTGTTCCTCTTCTGCTCTGGCTTCATAATAACGACTGTTATCGAAATTATCAATTAACATAGTTATACCAGTCCGTTGACTTGTGCGTATTGACCCGCCCACTCCTTGAGTTGTTCTTCAGGAGATTTTCCTTCAGGTTCTTGTTCAAGGACAATAGGTATTTCAATACCAAAGTCTGTCTTGATGTTGTGTTCGTGAGTCTGGAATACCAATCTAACGCTTGCTGCTTCGTCAGCACTGAAGTGAGCAATGAAGTTTTCCACTGCGAACTCATAGCCAAGAGCATCAACAAAGTTAACGAACTCTTGAAGCATGTTAGTTGAGATTGGTGTTTCGTACTGACCCTTGTTAGCTTCAACACGTAGTTGTTTTGCAACTACAAGTAACGCCTTAGATGTAACCAACTTAGACTCCACCTTGTCATCGTAATCCCAAGGGATTTGGATATCAAAGCGATTGCGGAATGCAAAGTTGAGCGGTGTTGTGCCAATGTAATCTGGATTCATAGTAGCGAAGATAGTGAGATCTGGATGAGCCTCAATAACTTCACCGTGGTGGTCTAGCAATGTAATAGAGCGACGACCATCTAACAATGAATATAGAACGGTATAGATCTTAGGGCTGATGAAGTTAACCTCGTCAAGCAATAAGACGCCACCATTACGCACTACATCAGTTACCGGACCATCGATCCAAGCAAATGAACCATTGCCATCTGATACGAACTTACCGGTCATTTGACTTGGCTCCATTGAAGCATTGCCTGAGACCGTAGCCATACGTAGGTTGCGTTCAGCAGCCCACGCTTCTACAGATGTGGTTTTACCTGGACCGGTAGGACCGTAGATTAGAACGTTGATGTTCTTACTACGAGCATAGTCAAAGATTTCAAAGTCTTGACGGGACCAGATGTCACGATGTACGTAGCGCTTTGCTAGTTCGATGCGTGGCACAGATGCCAATGATGCTTTAATCATTGGGCCCGTAGACTCTGCAACTCGTATAGGAGTTGGTTCGACTATTACCGGTGTTGGCGTTGTTTGTGTTGGTGCTGATACTAGCGGGACCGGATTTCCTGGCATACGGCGATTGTCAATTACATGAGCCTCAAGAGCATCATCACCTACACTTACTGCTTCATAGATTTCGCATAAGCGTTCTACGAATGACATAGTGTCTGTGCTTAGTGCTGCTTTGGTATGTGCTTGACACGCTTTAGTGCCTAGGACTGGGGAATAACCTTTGTCCGTCATGGCACGCTCATCTGCTGATGTAACATATACAGCAACTGGTGTGCGTGTTAGCTTTTCGTCAGTACCTATCTGTCCCGTGATAGTGTCGAGGTCTGTTTCCTCCCACTTGTTGTGAGGACCTTTAGTCCCGTCAGTATCACGTGAATAGATTCGTACATTTCCATCATGTGGAGTGATAAGAACCTGACGGCGCTTAGCCCCCATGGTTGGTTCGTACGACTCTGTGAATACAGCGATATCCATAGCTTTTACCCCTTCTTTGGTAATGGAATCGTTTGTCATATTGCTATGACATTCCCTAACGATTTGTTAGGGAAACTTAGTCTTCGTCGTCTTCTAGGACGCGGTTTTCAATTACGGCTGCCATTTCGTAGGCTACCTGCTTATCACGAGGCCATTTAGTAATTAAGTCAAACAACACTCCGCTGTTCTCGGCCTTATTCATAATTAAATGCATTTGCTTTGTAATGTAATCATAAAATTCTTGTTTCTCAACTGGGGATAAGGAATCAAAACTAGGTAAATCGTCATCTTCATTTTCGTCAAACATGTTGTTCCCTTCTGTTAGGTTTAAATCCCCGAAGCAGGTCTCTAAGACCTGCCTCGGGGTATCTATAAGACTTACGCACGGAGGGACAAGAGAGGCTGGAAACTTAGCAACTACGGGTTCGCTCACGTGATTTATGTGCTCGCGGAAGTGGTTAGTTGGACTAAACATCTGTCACGATCAACCATCTCCCTAACGGCCCACGGCTATTGCTTTCCGGCTTGGGTCGAATCAAGTATCTTGCCGAGTGCTTCTTGTCTTACAGAATGGATACGCCCCCAAGGAGAGGCACTTGATTGCCAGATTGTGGTCGAAGGTCCTGGTCAAGGGAGCGCATCACGATTGTTTGTGTTGGTTAGATGCCTGCGGTCTGTGTGAACGCAGCCTCTGCTTGATTCATTTGGCCAATTATCAAAGTCTGATAGAAAGGGCCAGGCATTTGCTTGTTCATTGCTTGTGCTACTGACCACAAGAATGATGTTGCTTCTGCTGGTTCGTTACGAGAGATTGCTTTGACTGTAATGTCCTTACGTTCAAACGCAAAGGAAACAGCGGCTACATACTCACTGAATGTACGAACCTGCACTTTTTCTGCTGCACTTCGTAGTGCTGCACACAATGTGTTAAGCACTGCGTCGTGGTCTGTTGTATCTCTAAGCACATAACCAAGCACAGCATCTCTGAAGTGACTGTTGGTGCTCATGTCCACAAGGTTTGCTGGAATGTATCCACCCATAATCTGAGTAGCTGCCTGAATAGGCGTAGTTACTAGACCTTGAGTTGGAACATTCTCTCCTGTGTAATCAACTGATGTTGTTGACATACGCTGCGATCCTTTTCTCTAGTTCGGTTGGAGGTTGTTTTACTAATGACCCATTGCTTAGTCTGAGTGGAGAACCATCCCAGAGTAAAGATATAGGTTTATTTCCATAGTCTCGTTTGCCACTACCATTACAGCCGTAACATTCACGTGATTTAGGAACGTTGTGGGAAGAGTTGAATCCATGTTCACACTTACCATAATGCCAATACTGGCTGGTGCCTGATTTTGGCATCCACTCTGGATGGTCTTCACATGGAAATGAGTTATTACAATAAGACGGACTGCACCAAGAGTCTACTAAACCAGAACCTCTACACCCTCTACATTTTTGAATTTTAGATGGTGAGATAACTGCATCTGTTGTGGTTATGTAAATTTGGCCGTCTCTTTGGAATACATTTTTGAGGCCACTAAAATCTCTAATGTTACGACGAACTGTTTGAGATCTTAATGGGAACCAACTGCCACCCCAACTTGTTGTAGATTGTGATGGACATTGGATTGTTAACGTGCCATCAGGGTGAAATAAGATTGGGTCAAATTGTGCCCACTTATCCAAGATAGCAATGTCTTTGCCCCGATGTTGTAGACGAAGACCACGCATATACATTGGTCGGTCCCATTTTTTACGACCGCCTGCTAGATATGACTTGGCTTCATCATAGTTTGATACCCACCACGCACCCATTACTTTGCTTCTGCACTTTCGAACAGACTTGTATTAGTTGCATCAAAGAAGGTTTCCCTGTCTTGTTCTGCTTTGCGTGGTTCGTCGTAATCTTCATCAAACCATACGATACTGATTGGATTACGTTTTGCTGCTATTGGTGATACTGCATAGAGCGCCATACCTAAGCCATCTATCATGCCGGTATGGTATGCCCTACTGTGTTGCGAATCAAGACCGTGAAGTTCGAGTTCTTCCTCGACCATCATGCGTTCTATTTTCGCTATCAACTTGCGCTTGTTAAGCCACATGTTGCATCCCTTCTGTGTGTTGGGCGGTTTGTTTGTGTTGGGCAGAGGCGCCACTTTCAACGGTATCCTGACTCTAGCCTCGGCACACGTGGGAATTACCCCGAGGTGTGCTGTCATCAGCAAACGCATTTAGTCTCTGGTGTTTTGATTAGTTGCACATAGGCGGGAGTAATGTCCCCATGGGATACCCGCTAGATACTTTCTCTTGGCTAACCATTATGCCTCTGCCAACGTGCTTGCATAGACTGTGACATCTATACAAGCTCCATCACATTTGTATACCGCATGATGGTGCGGTCCTACGAGGGCTATAACTTCATAGCAAAGCAGTATGCTATAGCCGTGCAAGATTAATCTTTAAAGAAAGATTTTGAATACAACTCATCCATTTGTGTGCGCTTATAACCTTCTTGTTTACGCTCATAGATGCGGTAAGACTGTGAGTCGTAGTATCTACTACGCCACATATATGCATAGGTTGTTATACCTATTGAATAAAACAATAGGAATAAAAATAACCACGATTGACTAGGCGTCATTGGAAACACTAGTTGTTTCCTTTCTTACTTTGCCTGTCTTCCAGTGTGGGATAGTTGGGTGGTCAACACGACCGCCTGCTGCTTTCCAGGCTTCACGCTTCTCATGGTTGCTTGCACTGCGACCGTTAATACGACCTGGTCTAGACTCAAACTTGGATTTGACTCCATCTGGGCCAGGATTCTTTTTCCATGCTTTGCCATTAGGTCGGCTATCATTTCTTGAACCGCCTGATTTTTTCCCTGCCATTGAAGGCTCCTTTCGGGGGTGTGTGGGTTTGTGTTGGTTATGGACATTGGCATATCCCTTGTGAGCACTGCCAGTTTAGAAGTGCTTCTGATTCTGTGTAGCCATTGAGTATCTCAATAGCCATGAACAGGTCTTTCTTTAATTCATCAAGCGTTGGGGAATTGCTTGTGCCAGTTTTTGTTGACATAGGCAATGCTTTTTCTGTATTGCTCGTCAAACCATTCTTTGGTGTAGCCACTGCAGTATTCCTCCTCTGTATTTGAGTGCCAGTTAAACACTGTGGTCTCAGGTATACACATGAACTTTGTGAATTCGTGGGCACACTTGTGGCACAATGTAAATTGCAGGGGGTTCTTACCACCCTCAGCATAGATGTTGTCTACGAACATTGCGTAACCACCATCTAATGATATGTCTAAAGCAACAGGTATATCAGAGTCCATAGACATGGGCTTGAATACTTGTGGGTCTTGACATCTTGCGCATTCAACTATGGTTATAGTCATTGTTATCCCTTCTGTTAGGTGAGCAGTTTAGCCTTCACATGCTCAGGTGAGGCGCAGATATACCCCGTTGCTCGGGCCGTGTTTTACCTCAGGTCTCGTCAGACCAACCACATGGTCGCATCGCTGTGCGACGCTTAATGTGTATCCCTTTCTCTGGGAATTATTTACGCCATGCTTTGATGGCAACGATGAAGACTAGTGAGATACAGATGATCACGATAGTCTGTGGCTCGAATTCAATATACATTTACAAACCCTCCACTTCTCGTAGAGCCTTTTGCAAAGCGTCTTGCTGTTCTTTGAGTGAAGCAATCTTTGCTTCTTTTATCTTTTCCTTAGCCGTTGCTAAGAATGATGCTAGTTCTGTGCACTCAGACAATTCAAGTCTGATTGAACGACCAGCTTTGCTTACATCTACACTCATAGAGTGTTCGTTGACTTCGTATGACAATGGGTCGTCACACCAACTTGATGTTCTAGGCATTGTTCCCTTTCTTGTTGTTGTTGTGTTTAGATAGTTGAACTTGTCAATCCAATGAGCAAAACTAGGGTCATGAGGAGTTTCTGCTTTAGATGTAAATCCATAAGTAGAAAGCCATTTAACCTGGTAGTAAATGCCTGTTGTTTCGTCAAAGACATAGTCTGGCCAATACCAAGACTGTCGTCGCTTGTCGAAGTTCTCATCAAACAATGCTTCTTGCTTGCTCACTTCCCTGAGTAAATAGAATTGATCAGGGTCGCTTCGCTTGCCACAATACATGTCGTATAGAGTCCACGAATTACCTTTGTAGGTAACTTTGTCGGGATACTCCAAGATGTGAAGACGATAGGCAATCCACTGCTTATCAGCACTCACCTTATGGTTTCTATACCACCGATTGTATGATTGTTCTAGAGTCATGATGTCCTCATCGGACATTTGTGCCCCTCTCAATAAAAATAGAACGGGAGGTTTCCTATACCCTCCCGCTCTACTTCCCTTCTCTAGGTTATCTATCTCCCACTGAGATAGATAGAGGACACACTGAATTACTGAAGGAATTGCGTGAGACTCACAGCCACAGGCCCTCTTGCGTCGTTTCACTCTGTATGCAGCATCGGTCGCGTCTCTTACTACATACTCCACTCTTACTTAGGTAGGTAACTATCTCAGCGCCTGTGCCTCGACACCTAAGTCCGTCCTGTTTCGCTTCTTCACGCCCTCTCTATCTTCATAGTTACACCCCAATAGAGATTTCGTTCTCGATGCAATCAACAGCCTATTCAGTGTGCCCTCTGTCCATCTCAGACTTCGCGGGGAAGAATTGGTGTATTACCAATGAGAGGCACACCAAACGAGGGATGTTATACGGCCATTTTCGGGGGGACGAGTGGAACTATGTAAGTAGATGTGTATACATACATAACTGCGCCAAGCGGAAGTCAGACGAGACCACATCTAGTGCCTCTGACAATACTTACCAACCGGTGGGTATCCGTGCTTGATGTGCCTTCCATCAGCAATACTAAAAAAGCGGGGGGATTACTGTCTACCTGATGACTTACCATCTAATAGATGAGGACTATCCTTCTCTACAATGCCAAAGCCTTGCTTAGGATTGAGAACAAGTCTGTAGTCTCTTGCTACTTCATAATTGGCTTTGTAACTGCCACAGGTTGGACAGGTGTTCTTACCTATCTCCCAACGAGCAGGAGATACAGGCTGTCCGCAAACTACGCAATTCATAACTATCCTTTCTTACTATCTTGATAGATAGTGAGAGATACATAGGAATACATTTACACTGGCTCTCAGCGACCCATGTATCTTTCACAACCTACCTGATAACAGACCTAGACCCTAGTCGTAGACCTGGTGTGTCTCTCAATGCTCATAGTTATGTAATTAGCAGTAGCCAATTATGTATGATGAGAGATAGCTCACATTGTGAGATGAGAAAGCCCTAGCCGACATTGTGAAGGGGACGGCTAGGGCTTCTCGATAGACAGAAGACACGATAACAGCAGGCTCTACTCGGGGGAGATAACTGGTTCCCTATGGCTACGAACCAATAGGGCTTTCTCCACTCCCCATCTATACCCATAGGGATACTATGGACATAGAAAGGAAGTGGGCGGGGGTTTTCCCCCACCCACTAACTTGTCTAACTAAGCAGACACTTTCTCTGATAGGAGAACGAACTCCAACTTAGCCTGAGCGGAAGCAATTAGGTCTTCCAACTCTTGGCGTGCTTTCGGTGTCTTGAGGATAGTCACCTTATCGAGAGCCTTGCGGGCTTGGGCGATAGAGGCTTCAGCATCAAGTCCGAACTTGGTGCGCTCTGCTTGGGCAATAGCAACGGAAGTTGCGATTTGGGTTTCCATCTGGTTTATCTGGGAGATGAACTCATCTTTGTCATAGTCCAAGATGGTGTCAATGACATCATACTTCTTGGAGATAACATCACGCATAGAGTAGACCTTATCTGGGTCTACGCCATACTTGTATGAGATGAAGCCCCCGAATAGAACGAGAGCCTTAGCAGAGTCCAACTTCTCACCACTCTGGTAGAAGTTAGATGGGACAAGCGTCTTATCTGCGCTGAAGTGCTTACTCGCTTGCTTGATGGACTCAACAGAGCCACCCTTGCCACGAGTCGCAAGTAGGGCGGATAGGGATTCGCGTGCTGACATTTTACTGCTTTCTACTGCTGATAGACAGGGCTACCAATACAGCGTGCCCCTATAAGGAGTTGCACCTTATAGAGGCTAGCGAGTAATGCCTGCTGTTATTATTACTTTTAACTTTGTGGTCTGACCGCCTTGCCCCCTTATCTTACTTTTCCGTTTTCTCCCAATTTGTCCGTTTTGTCCGATTTGTCCGTTTTGACCCCCTATGCCTTAATTGTCCCTTTTGTCCGAATTCGGCCAGGAGAGATAGATGGTTGGGACCTATAGTGCTAAGCAGTGGCCAAAAATCCGGGGGACCTAAAGCCTTTTAAGGCAGTAGCCAATAGATACAATCGCCTCATATGGATGATCGGGAGCGTCGAGAGCGCTGGACATGTCAACTATGTAGAAAAATCTATGTAGTTCCTGATTTAGCTCGCATGTGCGAGGAGAAACATTTGGAGGCGGAGTACAATGGTCGATAGAGGCAGAGGTAAAGATTTAGATCGTCTTGCTCAACAATATGCAGACCAGCAGAACAAGCTTCTAAACCTGTCTCTACGAGGCCGTGAGAAGGTCTTTGGGGATGAAGATGAACTAACTACAAGCACATTAGAGGGACGGGAAGCCAGAATCGCTTCTATGACCTCTAGCAACCCTTGTGGGCCTGGCTACGAGTACATTACAGCTCCTACATCTGGAAAGACAGATGTCTTAGGCCGTCCGCGTCCTAGAGCCTATTACGCCTGCTACTCCTTGGATAAGGAGATGGAGGTCCTAGTCATAGGCATGAGAGACGGTTCCATGATCCAATACGATGGAGTAGACCCAATCCTATGGGATATCCTGAAAAACTCAGACTCCACCCACGATTTTATTACCCTCTACCTAGATGGAGCACCTTGGAGTAAGACAGACTACTCAAATCTCCCCCGCAAAAGGCCTGATGAGTTCCAGTTTGGATCTGGCCTGTAATATAGTAGACTTGCTATATCTACTGAAGGGCTCCCATGACAACGCTTGCTGCAATCCAAGGTGATGGCTGGTCCGTTATAGGTTGTGATTCCCGCGCCTCTGATGAAGATGGTCGCTATATGGAGCTTGCTACATCTAAGATTGTTAATAATAACGGTGTACTGATAGCTGTCTCCGGCGCTTCTAGAGGTGGAAACATTACGCAATTTGGTTGGAAACCTCCGAAGCCAGGTGCAACTGTTGATTTAGATACATTTATGACTAAAAAGTTTATTCCTTCAATGCGTAAAGCTTTCCAAGATGCAGGCTTTGAAGGTAAAGAAGATGGCGATGCAGCATGGCAAGACTCTAACTTGCTTGTATCTGTTAGAGGAATCATCTACCCGATCTTTAATGACTACTCTTGGGATAGAGAAGCCCGCAAAGTTTACTACGCTGGTAGTGGTGGAGACATTGCACTAGGTGCTCTTGAAGCTATGAACTATGATCGCATAAATACACCCGAGGCCGCCGAAAAGGTTTTGAAGAAGGCGATTGCAATTGCTATCAAGCATGACATTTATTCGGGTGGAGACATCCATACATACATACAAGAGGCTTAATCTCTGTCACCATATGTGGGTTCGAACGAACAATCACATTGATCAGTGAGGAAACTATAAATGTCAAGCTACAACCTACCCGCGGCCGTTGGGTCGCCAAGTGGTACCGGAGCAGAATCCATTGAAATTGGAAACACTGCTGCAACAACTAACAACAACGGTAATCTTACCGACTCAGCAGGAAACCTACAGACCGATTTTGTATGGGGTAACTTCCCTAAGCAACCAAATGATGAGCGTGCTGATGGAACTCCAACAGCTACCGAAACATATGGTGCTGCACAAAACGGACAGTGGACAACTAAGAGCACGATTGCATCTGCTCGTCTAAACGCAACACTAGGAGATCACTCAGATATCGAAGCTGAGTGGGCTAACTTCCCTTCATACATCGAAGCAGCAGGTAACTACATGGTTACAGCAGCTTCAGGTAACGGCACAACTGTTACATACACAGCGCAGAATAATCTTTCAGCTGGCGACGTTGTAAACATCACAGGCCTAACAGCTTCTGCTTACAACCTATCTTCAGCAACAGTTGCTACAGCAAACCCACTTAAGTTCACAGTAACTAACTCAGCTAACGCTGGTGAAATTACAGGACAGTGGTACGGCAAGGTACAGCTAACAACAGCCGCTTCAGCAGCTGATGGAGCTGGAATTGGTTACATCAACGTACCTTCAGTAGTTGGTAACACTACAGCAGTTGCTCTTGATACTCTTAAGGATGCTGGTTACGAAGCAGCTAACATTACAACTGCAACAGCAGCTACAAACGCAGCTATTTCAGTAACTGCAGCAGCTCGCACAGCTGGTTCAACAACTGCAACTCTTACAGCAACCGGAGCAGGCGCAGCCTTCCCAGTTGGCACAAAGATTACAGTTGCATCTCTTGCTGACACTGGTGCTCCACTTAACGGAACATACACAGTTACAGCTAATGCAACTAACACAGTTTCATTCGTATCTTCTGCTTCAACCGTACTTGCCCTCACAGGCTTGTCTGCTGGAACAGTCGTGGGCGTTGCTGGAACAATCAAGTCTCAGTCAGTTGCAGCTGGAACAGCTTCAGTTGCTTCAACAGCTACAATTACAGTTACACCATACGCAACAGCTTCATAAGTCTTACAACTTAATAGCGCAGAGGCCGGGAGAAATCCCGGCCTTTGGCATTTATGTGGCACACAATGGTGAGACTATTAACTATGCAGTCTGAACAAGTAATGTATACGGACCAAGAAGAGCTGCAGCTTTTGACTGTAGGGGTCCGAGAGCAGTGTGACCTGTGCTCTGCCAGAGCGCAATTTGGGGTTTTTCTACAAAATGGCCCTCTTACCTTCTGTGCACACCACTATAACGACCATGCAGATGCCCTTACAAAAAGCGGGGCCGTAGTTAAAATGATCTTACACTAAGAAAAGGAACGGATCCTTATTATGCCAGCACCACAGAATAACCAAGGTTTTGTAGCCCCTAGAAGCGGCGGAACCGGTAATTGGATTGGAAAGTTATTTGGAGGTATTGGCGACGCTACACGTGCTCGTTCAATGGCTCAAGTTCAACTAGACCTTCACCATGAAAAAACAAAAATTGATACAGAGCACCTGAAAGAACGCACTACTCACAAGTATGTTACTGAGGGTGCAACTAAAGATTATCTAGACGAATCTAAATTTAAGCGTGGTGGTAGAGCTATACGTCGAGGCATTAAATATGGTGATGACCTCAACGCTAAAAATATTGCAGAGTTTGATGCTAACTACATGCCAAGAATGCAGAGAACAGGTCAGAAGCAAGGCGGAAAAGCAGAGACTAAAGGTGCAAAGGTAACTACTGATGCGACCTCAACCCCAACACAAACTCCACCAGCTGATCGTGCCGCAGATCAAGCACGTAAACCAAGATCACGTTCTGGAACTATTAAAGAAGTAACTGCTGCTATGGCTAGCGGAAATATTGATAGAGAACAAGCAACAATGATAAGCCCAGCCTTTGCTGCAAAAGAAGGACGTAAAGCAGCTGCGGCATCAATGTCTCCTGACTCTCCTCAAGTTACTCCCTCAACAGTTAAGCCACCACGTAAGCCTCGTACTCCGAAAGCTGGTGCATAATGCCTAGAAAGAAAAAAGCCAGCCCTGCAAAAGTATACGCAACCGGTAAGAAGATTAAAAAAGAACGCCTTGAAAAAAGAAAAGCCAATATTGTTGAGGCAACTGCTGCCACCGCAGCTGAACTGAAGAACACCCCTAGAACACCTGTTGTTAAAGAAGAAACTCCAAAACCAACAGGAAGAAAAAAATCTAGAGCGTATCGACCTGAACCAATTCCAGGATCAGACGCAAAAGAAATAGTTCAAGAGGTTAAGCCGGGCGCACCTGATTTTTCTTCAGAAGGTGCTCGTTCAGAAATTATGAAAGCTGCAGCAAAAGCTAGAGATGCGGAAATTGGAACTGAAAAGAAGTATGATCTGAGTGAAATTCCTACCGGACCAGATCCAGAAAAAATTAAGAACACAGCCGCAGAAGATCCTCGTTTAACTCCTAAGCTTACTGTTGAGCCACTACCTAGCGAAAACCAAGCAGAACTTGCTCGTCGACGTAATGCTCCATTAGCTAGACCACAAAGATCTGGTGTGTTAACCGGAGGAACTCCAGAACGTTACCGCACCCCGCTTACTGATCCAACAAACGACCAGACTCGTGAACGCCGAGGTATGGGTATTGCTGGAGAAGAAAAGGGAATTGTTTCTCACGCTATTAGTTTGTTAAACCGAGATAACGAAGTCCTATGGCGTAAGGGAAAGCTATTTGAAAAACCAAAAATTGCTACAAGCTATGAAGATGTAAGAGATACGCATCAACATCGTTTAGCAAAGGTTCTGCACACCTTTAACGTTTCAGAAGATGCTTTGCAAGCACATGCTGAAGCAACAAAGGGTGGGTCTAGAAGAGCTTACGAAGATACCGTTGAAGAGTTGCACTCTGCTACTCAAGAACACAATGATTTTTATGGTAAAAAAGTTACTTTAGTTCCTGGACCTAATGATCTTTGGGAACATCCAACTCTTACAGATGAGCGTGGAGTTAAGCGAACATTCCCTGTATCCGCTAACCACCCAGATATGCCAAGAAAGTTTGAAAGATCAAAACAACCTATTACAAGGTTGACTAGAGGATCTGACGGTGGTCTTAAGTACAAGAGGGGTCATGAAGGCTGGGACTCTTTTAATGCTGCAGGAACAAAAGTTTGGCGTCAACAAACTGCTCCTGAAGGCATGGACCTTGTTGATCACCTTCGTAAAGAAGTATTAGATAGTCATGCTGCTGGATCTGCTAGACGAGAGCGCAAAGTTCGTAATGCTCGGACTGTTCTAGATAGCTTAGCTGGTGGTAAAACAGTCATCGGTATGAGAGAACGTGGACGTGCTACTCCTGGAACAGGTATTCCAACAGCTAGGACTGAACCTACTGCAAGTACTACTCCAAGAAAGCGTAACGCAGTAACTGTTAAGTACGATGCTGGACAAAACTCTGTTTCTGAAGCTTTAGTAGCTGCTGGTGATCCTCCTACAGGTTTACCTACAGGAAAAGAAAAAACTGCTCGTGCACCTAAAGCTACCTCAGGTAGAGTCAGAGTTACAAAGGGAACACGTGGTTTGCCTATTAGTTCTTCAAACATGGCTACAAAAGAAGCTGAAGTTGAAACAGAGGCGGGAACTAGAGTAACTGCAAAAAGTCTTCTAAAACCTTTAGTAGACAAGAACGCAATGTTGCCTAGCAAAGTACCTGGCGCAGCTGTAGTTCCAGAACCTAAGAAGGTTAAGCAAACTACAGAAGAAAAGGCTTTAGCAAGAGCAAAGAAGAAAGATGCTGCTGCCAAGGTTCGTGAAGGCGCAGGAGTAGGACCACTACAGAAGAACCAAAACTGGGCTGGAAAACCTGCTTTTGGTACTGCGGGTAGTCCACAAAATCCACAGCTTGCTCTTCCAGGTTTTGAAAATGTAGAGAACATGCGTGTTGGTGCTAGAGCTCAACGCTTACTAGCAGAAACTCACGGAATGGTTCCTAAAGAAACTACTGGACTTGAAGACGTAAGAGCTATGAAGGCTGCGGGAATTATTCAAAAACCAACACCAAGTCCTAGCCGTGAAGTTGCGGTTAGAGAGGGTGGGCCAAGAACTCGTGCTAAGGCTAAAGCTGCAGCTATTGATACTCGTAATGCAAGCCGTCCTATGGAACAACCTATGCTTCCAGGAAAAGAACTACGTTCTGCCGCTTTTGCATTAGGTGGGTCTTCAGAAAAAGTAAGCGAAAAGACTAGAGAACTGCAAGGTGCAGCTAGAAAACCATCTAGGCCAACTAATGAACTCTACGTTGCTGCTAACAAAATTCTTGAAGAGAACAAAGAGAAGTAAACCATGGCTAGGGTAGCAAGTTTTTCCCCTGAACCAGAAAAGTTTGATCGGTATAAGTCTCTTCGTCACAACGCAAGAGAAGCTGCCGAGTACTTAACTGGCCTCCCTTACGAACAACCTAAGGCACCTAATTTTGACGTGTACAAGAAGCCTGGGCGTGGTCCTAACGGGGAGTCATCAAACTAATGGGACGTTCTAAGAAAGACCTGCATTACGGCTCTAGAGACGGTAAGGGCGGCGTTATACGCACGTCTGTAACTGACCGTAGCTCTAAGGCTGCACGTCCTTGGAATGAACCTCAAGTTGTTAATGCTTCGTCTACCTACGGAGTTAAATTTAATAGCTACAAGCAGGTTCACAGCTATGAAAATACTCTTGAATCTCAGGGGTCTCTTCAATCCCACGAACGATTTACTTGTGGACCATGTGGTAAATTAAACGCCTCATGTGCGTGTAAAGGACCTGCTAATGAATAACTGCAGACACGTATATGAAAATATTGGTTTTGAGACCTGTCCCGACTGTAATAAAGCTACGCACGAAGTCAATTGGCAACTTCAAGCAACTTTATTAAAAGAGTGGAAGTTAGCAAACCCTAACGCTAAATACAATGGATGGTGGTCAATCTAATGGCTGAAGTAAAAAAGTTTGGTCCTTACAAGGGTTCTGCCCAGAATGGAGGTCGACCTATCTACGTTTACAAGAAAAAGGTAAACGGTAAGTGGGTTACAACATCGAAAAATAAAGCTCGTGCCGACTATGAAAAGGACCACGGCAAGCTTTCAAAGGGTACAGATGTAGACCATAAAAACAATAACCATAACGATGACCGAAAGAGCAATCTAAGGCCATTGAAGCACGGTAAGAACACGGCTAAAGAAAATAAACGAAGAGCTGGAAAAAAGAAGTAAATAAAAAAGGCCCGGTCTCCCGGGCCTTTTCTATTATTTAATCTTTAGTGAAATCATCAAACCATTTAGTAATACCTGGTTCTTCAGGATCCCCATCGTAAGCCCCAGGGCCATAGCCCCAAGAACTCCAGTTGGTTCCTTTACCAGTCATGTAGAACGCTGCTTGAGCGTTTATTACCGGATCGAATAGTTCCACATCGGTTTTAATACCGAACTTCTCCCTACGAATTGCTCCCAGATCTCCAATCATGTTGATCTGGAATAACCCATAGGAGTTGTCCCCTGTGGCTGTGGTCTTGTTATGTGAGTCTGGGTTACCCCTGGACTCCTTCATAACTACTGACCAAGCTACTTTTAGGTTGTTGCCTTTGAATCCGACTAGGGATAGCAGGTCTTTCAACTCGCTATTAGTCAGTTCTGTTGCCCCACGGTACTTATCGAGTGGGTCTACGACCTCTACGATTGTTTGTGTTGGGGTATCTTTTTTTATATTCTCGGTAGCCATAGCTGCGGGGATCCCACAGATCAACATTAAATAGGCCACCATAATTGCAATTTGAGAAGTTGCATCTTTATTCACACTATCTCCTAGGCTAGAAGGCCAGTTCTGACTCTATGTGCCTGTCACCCACATAAAGCAATCTGACGTCGGTCTGCCAGATTCGTACTGCAACCCTTTTGTTACGTAGTTAGTGATGGCCCAGTTGCCCGGGCCATGGATATACCGTACCAGTAACTACAGGGGGTCAGCAACCTGCAAACCCATGTAGAATAGTTTTTTGTCTAACGAGAGGAATATCACATGACAAGCTGGTCAAAACCATGGAATACACCAGAAGCTGTAGAAACTGCTGCTCCTGCACCAGTTGTAGAAACACCAGTTGTAGAAGAACCAAAGAAGCCTGCTAAAAAAGCTGCTGACACACCAGCGGAATAACTATGCGTATTGAGCGCATCATTACGAGGCAAGGGCACCCCGTACCTGAAACAGCGCATCAGCCTAAAGGACCATTTCCACCTGAGTTATTTGAATCACCGGAAGTGGTTTCTGATTACATTCCACAACCTGATGGTGGTGTAGATGTCCCTATGGGCGCAACAGCACAAAATAATTTTCAAGTATCTAAATGGTTTAGGTGTAAGATTTGTAGCGAACATCTGCGTGAAGCAGAGGTAATGGATCACGACTGTGAGGTTTAAGATTGGCAAATCCAAGAGACTTTGGACCAATATATTGGCATACGTTGGTTTATCCAGTGAAACCACCCATTATGTGGGAAAGAGCTGAAACTCAAGAAATAGATGATCCATTTAGAGGTGGAGTAGGCATTTCAATACGCTTACCTTTTACTAGGCTAGCTTTAGTTATTGGTAAATGGGTTTCTTCTTATAGTGAAAGTCAAGCATTAACAAATGCCATTCACGGTAGGGCATTGCCTGAAGAAGAGATAGACTGGGACTATGTTAGATATGGAGCACAAAATGATATTGGGAATTAGATCTAAACACGGCAAGACTCAGGCTGCAAAAGAAAAGTCTAAGATTGAAAAAAGAGTTGAGTCTCTTCCTACGGGAGAGCTTCTTCCTTGGACTGAAAATGCTCTATACACGATTGGCAGAAATCTTTCTTCTTGGCAAAAAACAAAAGATCCAGCTACGTTAGAAGAAGCTCGTATTGGGGCTGAAGCTTTGCACGTAATCTTAGAGTCTCTAGTAAAGAGACATGCTAATGACTGATTTTGAGTACGACGAAGATCAGTTTGAAGAGGTAGATCCTGAAGAAGAACTGTTTGAAGAGGCTGAAACGGACTTTGAAGAAGAACCTGATGAGCTAGATGAGCTATCGAGGGAGTTCGTTAAAGCTTTAATTAATAAGATTATGGCTTTTATGGAGATGCTAGTTGGGTACAAGCTGCACTCATATCAAGAGCCTCTAGCAAGAAGAATTATTGAATCCGTCATTATTAACGATGGAGAAGAAGTAACCGCACTGGCTTCTCGTCAGTCAGGCAAGTCTGAAACAATTGCTAATACCGTAGCTACCTTGATGGTCATTCTTCCACGTCTTGCAAAGATGTATCCAGATCTATTGGGTAAGTTTGGAGATGGCATCTGGGTAGGTATGTTTGCTCCAATTCAATCTCAGGTAGAAACTTTGTACGGAAGAACCGTTTCTCGATTAACTAGCGAAAGAGCTTTAGAAGTTCTTGGGGACCCAGAGATCGACGACATGGCAACTAAAAGCCCTGGAGTTATTCGTAACATACGTTTAAAGAACTCAGGGTCAACCCTAATGATGATGACAGCTAACCCTAGAGCTAAGATTGAATCTAAGTCGTTTCATTTAATTATTATTGATGAGTGTCAAGAAGCTGACGACTTTGTAGTCTCAAAGTCTATTGCTCCTATGGGTGCGTACTACAACGCCACCATTGTTAAGACTGGAACACCTACCACTTCTAAGAATAACTTCTATAGAGCTATTCAATTAAACAAGCGTAGACAAACCGGTAGGTCTTCAAAACAGAACCATTTCCAATGGGACTGGAGAGATGTTGCAAAATTTAATACTAATTATGAAAAGTTTATTAAAAAAGAAATGCTACGAGTAGGAGAAGATTCAGATGAGTTCCAGATGTCGTACAACTGTAAGTGGCTTTTGGAACGCGGTATGTTCCTCACTTCTTCTATTATGGATGATTTGGGGGATACGTCCCAAGAGCTTGTTAAAAGCTGGCATAGGTCTCCAGTCGTTGTTGGCATTGACCCAGCTAGAAAAATGGATTCTACGGTTGTTACTGTTGTCTGGGTTGATTGGGATCGTCCTGATGAGTTTGGTTATTATGACCATCGTGTTCTAAACTGGTTAGAAATCCAGGGGGATGACTGGGAAGAGCAATATTTCCAGATAGTAAACTTCCTAGAAAACTACGACGTTTTGGCTATCGGGGTGGACTCTAACGGAGTTGGAGATGCTGTTGCCGGTAGACTGAAAGTATTGATGCCTAGAGCTGAAGTAGTTCCAATTACCTCTAGTCCCTCAGAGCAATCTAAACGCTGGAAACATCTACAGGCCCTAATTCAAAGACAAATGGTTTCTTGGCCTGCACACGCAAAAACACGTCGTTTACGTATTTGGAAGAAGTTTTACCAACAAATGACGGATGCCGAAGTCCAGTATAAAGGGCCCAACTTTTTAGTTGCTGCCCCGGACGAGGCCCACGCCCACGACGACTTTGTGGACTCTTTAGCAATCGCCTGTGCCATGACCCAGGATATGGTTATGCCTACGGTTGAAGTAAGTGCTTCACCATTTTTTTCTTAATTTAGCATTTAAAAAGAAGCCTTAAGGTAGAGACTTATACCTGAGGACCCTCAATCCCTATGCATAAGGAGTAAACATGGCAGTAGAAAACATTGCCCCAACCCCTCAGTTCCCTGAGAAAGTTGGAGCAACATATGAAAGAAAGATGTCACCTGCACAACCTGGTCTTCGTGGACCACTTCGTTTTGAAGAAGGTATTGCAACTGACACAGACGTCCCAACAGATTTTCAGTTGGGTCTAGATCAAGGATATGACACCCCAGCTGGTCGTCCAAACCACAATGTTAACGTGTTTGAAAAGTATCCAGAAGAAACAATGAAGCAACGTGCACATGTCGGCTCAGCCGCATGGCCAGAAGCACCAGTCTATAACGCAGAATTCAACCAAGGTAACTTCGGTGATCACTCACAGGTAGTTATTGAAGAGGTTGTGCGTTCAGGTGGGCGCTATCAACGCATGAACCCTGCTCAAGTAGCAGACTAGTATAGTAGACTGT